TAACATCCACTTTGATGTTCCCCTCAAGATTGACGTAGAAGTGGGACACTCTTTCGGAGATGGAGTTGAGATAGATTTTACTGGAGACTGGAGAAGGAAATGCGAACGCTTGTCATCACAGACCTACATGTAAATTCTAAAGTTAAAGGGTTACTTGGGGCTCAGGTTGAGTGTGTTTTAAAGGTTTTCTTTGACGAATCTCCTGGTGAAGTTATTATAATGGGGGATGTCTTTATGCATCGCAAGCCCTCCCCCAGTGAACTGCTTGCTTTCAAAAGTATCATTGATAAGATGAAAAATCGTGCTCATGTTGTTATCCTGAGAGGGAATCATGACAGTGAGACTAAAGCAGATGATGGAAAAACAGCTTTGTTATTATATGAAGACACCTCCGTGATGCAGGAGGTTAAAGTAATTACACATACTTTTGTAGATACAGATAGGAGGCGGGTATTCATCCCTCATTATGAAAATGAAGAAACTATTATTAAAGCTTTGGACATGGCTCCTCAGGGTTATCAGGTGTTTGGTCACTTTGGTTACGTTGGTTGCCTTAATTCCGTTGGGGACTATGACTCTAGTATCAGTCTTTCTCACTTCCATAACAATACTTTGCTGGGGCACATTCATGGTTTTTGTGAGAAGCAAGGAGGACTTCGAAACGCTTGTAGCCGAGTAGTATGTTTGGGTACGCCCTACACTACCAATTACGCAGAAGCATTTAAGGACAATTACTACGCAATCTTAGATGATGGTGGTCCTCGTACCCCTAAGAATACAGGATGGTTTGACCAGCATGGGGAGTGCAGTAATATAGAATTTAAGAAAGTAACAACGGGTCCTCGCCACTTAGTTTACGCAGCTAAGGATGTAGAGGATAACTTAGAGACCATTAATGACTCAGAGTACTTTACTTTCTTGCGTGTAATGGTAGGTGCTGATCACTACCCTATTCCATATGACAAGCTTAAGGTAGCATACCTTGATATAAGGTATGCCCCTGTCTTTGATGAGGAAGAGACTTCTAAGTTTACTCCTGAGAGGGATCTATTTGCAGTAAACGAGATGATCATCTCCGATTATGTAGACGGAGCAAATTCTAAAATTTCTAGAGACCTTCTTATGGAAGGCTATAGGTTGCTGAAGAATGAAGATTGAAAAAATTAGCATACAAAATTTTTATTCATTTAAAAAAGCTCAATTAGATTTTGGAGACTATAGTGGTCTCACTTTAATTAAAGGAAAAAATAAAGATACTGGTGGGTCCAACGGTTCAGGCAAGAGCGCATTAATTGAGGCTCTATACTTCGGACTCACAGGCAAGACAATACGCAAGAGCACCGAGGATAGTCTCGTTAATAATCAGGCCAAGAAGCATTGTGTAGTGGAACTGTCTCTCACACATGAGAATGAGAAGGTTAAAATAATTAGACAAAAAAAACCTACAAAGCTTGAGTTTTTCATTGGCAAAGAGAATAGAACAAAAGAAACTGTAGGAGCTACCCAAACTGAGATCGAGTCTTTCTTAAATATAAATCATAAAGTTCTTCTTGCCTCCATGTTTTTTGGACAGTCCAATGATGTAAGCTTCTTGGAGTGTACGGCAGACGATAAGCGCACTATCATTCGTAACTTCTTAGATCTAGAAGATACCTTTAAGATGAGGGATAAGATTAGATCCAAGAAGTCCTCCTTCTACCAGAGTATGAAAGAGAAGGACGCAGTATTGGCTGAGAATAATAAGAACATAGCCAAGTTGGAAAATAAAATTAAAGAGGTAGCCAAAGCTAAGGCCGAGTATACTCAGTATGATGAGAGCATTCTTTCCCTTTCCTTAGATAGTATTTTAGATGGAGAGAAAAAAGAATTTGAAAAAGAGCAGAAGATTGCTGGGTTAAAGAAAGAAATAGCTACCCTCATGGAAAAGATAGAGGTATGGCGCGATGATCCTGATGGGGCTAATACTTGTCCAGCTTGTGGTCAGTGGATACTTCCTCGTCCCGATCCTACCCATGCAAAGAAGGAGATAGACGCAGATGCTTCTTTAGTTCTTAGGTATTCTAAAGAGCTTACAATCTTAGAGGCTCACAAAAGTAATCTGCCTATTACTTCCAGAGAATTTTCTAAAGTTTTAGAGTATAAAGAATTGTGTAGAGATCAAACCAACTATTCAGAATTAATAAAAGAATTTTTCACTTCTATTGAGGAGGCTCAAGCAGAAAAAGATACTTTTAAAACTTGGTATGAGATTATGAGGTTCTGGGAGAAAGCTTTTTCAGAGCAAGGAGTTATAAAATATGTCATCAGAAATATATTAAAATATTTCAATGAAAGATGTAATTTTTACCTGTCATACTTAACAAACTCTAAGTATTCTGTAGAATTTAATGAAGAATTGGTGGAAAAAATAGAGACTAACAAGAGGGTAATTCAGTATATATCCTTGTCTGGTGGGGAGAAAAGGAAACTTAATCTAGCTGTGATGTTAGGATTGAAAGACCTTCTTTTGCTGACAGATAATTCGCACGTAGATTTAATTTTCTTTGATGAAGTAGCAGAGAATATAGACGAAGACGGGGTAGAAGGATTGCATCAATTGTTACAAGAAATTAAGAAAACTAAAACTATTTTCGTCATTACTCACAATAAACATTTGAAGACTCTTCTTGATTCTTCCGCCCGTCTCTCTATTATAAAGGAAAAGGGTATTTCTAAGATTAAGGTATAAATATGGCAATTGCAACACTGAATGAATTAGGTCAAGAAATCTTTGAAACTAGGTACGCCTATCCTGGTGAAACAAAATGGTCTGAAAGAGCTAAGGTGATTGCGAAAGTGGTAGCTTCTGCTGAAAGTGATGAGGATAAAGAAAAAATTGAAAAAGCCATTTATGAAGCGGTGGGTTCAGGAGATTTCATTCCTGGAGGCAGAATTATTTTCGGCGCGGGTCGTAATCGTGGCAATCATAATCTGCTTAATTGTTATGTTATTGTCCCCGATGATAGCGTAGACTCTATTGGTAAAACTGTGCAAGATATGTATAAGATCTCTTGTGCAGGAGGAGGAGTGGGTTTTAATGTATCTAAGATTCGTCCCAAGGGGGACCATATTGGAAGCGTAAAGAACTCAGCCCCAGGATCGGTGTCTGTTCTTCAGATGATTAATGAGGTAGGGGAGCATGTACGTGCAGGAAAGAATCGTCGCACAGCTTTGATGGGTATTTTAAATGTTACTCACCCTGATCTTTTAGAGTTTCTGCATGTGAAACTAGATGCAGGGGAGCTTAACAATTTTAATATCTCAGTGGCGATTACTGATCGTTTCCTTGAGGCTGTAGAGCTTGATGAGGATTGGTATTTTACATTTAATAATAAGGAATACCATTCGTATGATGTATTACGAAATGAAGAAGAGGGGTATAGAATAGTGGCCTTGGATGAAGAAGATGCTTTAATTCGGGCTGAGAATTTTTATAAGGTGGATTGGACGGATAAGTTTAAAGTTTTACACCAACGAGATTTGAAAGCTAAAGAGTTATGGGATATCATTTGGGAAAACTCAGTAGAGTCTGGAGACCCTGGCATTTACAATATTGATTTAGCAAATAGGTACACTAATGTTTCATACTTTGAAAGTTTGGATTCAACAAACCCTTGTGGAGAAATTTCGCTGCCCTCTTATGGAAATTGTTGTTTGGGGAATATTAATCTTAGTAATATGGTTAACGATGCTGGGACTGATGTTGATTGGAAGAGACTGGCTAGGACCGTCAGGACAGGAATCAGGTTTTTGGATAATGTTTTAACCATCAATACTTTTCCAACTGATGAATGTAAGATAGTGGCTGAACGCTCTCGAAGGATAGGGCTGGGAGTAACAGGACTTCACTATATGCTTATTAAATTAGGGCTAAGGTACGGCAGTGAAAAATGTTTAGAGTTTTTGGAACGTCTCTTCGCAACTATTCGGGATGAATCGTATAAGCAATCTGTTTATCTTGCTAGAGATAAAACTCCTTTTGCTGAGTTTGACAGAACGAAATATTTAAATGAGGAGTTTGCGAAGACACTGCCTGCTCGTATTCGAATGCTAATTAAGAGGCATGGCATCAGAAATGCAGTGATGCTGACCATACCTCCTTGTGGTACAATCTCTATGTTGCATGGAGTCTCGACAGGCATTGAGCCTATCTTTTCTGCGATGTATAACCGACGATGGAGACATGCCAATACTTGGAAAAATAAACTAGTAGTAGATCCTTTATTTAAGGAGTGGTATGATGAAAAGAAGGATCTCACTAATTTTGTAGGAGCGTATGATGTTTCACCTGAAGACCATATCAAAGTACAAGCAACTATTCAAAAGTATATGGATAACTGCCTGTCTAAGACCATTAACTTACCTGCGGAAACTACCCCTGAGGAGTTTTCTCAAGCGGCTTTAGATTATACTCCGTATCTTAAGGGACTCACGGTATATCGGGCAGGTTCTAAGGGTAATGAGCCATTAGAAGCAATTTCTCTAACCGAAGAGAATATTAAAAAGTATATGGTAACAGAAGGGGTAGAAGAAAAGGTACAAACAGCCGAGATGTGTTCTTTGGCAGGAGGAGATTGCGGGAGCTAATTATGGCAAATTATATATGGCAATGTCATGACTGTAAAATATTTTGGGATAGAGATTACCCTTTAGCAAAAAATCCTCGAAGGACTAAATGTCCTGAGTGTAAAAAATTATCTGAAAGAATGTATACTCCCACCCCTGTTCATTTCAAGGGAGCGGGATGGGATGGTCCCACAGGTCTTAATCAAATAGGTGGGTCAGATGAGGTAAATAAAAAGTTACAGCAGGAGTCTAGAGAGAGAATGAAAACAGGGTTTCAACACTATGCTCATTATACAGCTAAACCAGGGTGGGTTGAGCAGAATGCTACCCTCAAGCGTACTGAGGCTCAAGTAAAAGAAAAGATGGAAGCAGCCCGAAAAATGCAAGGACAGGTCTATGATAAGGCTGGCCTAGATCGCGCTGACTCCCTTAGAAAAAAACCACAATAACTAAATGTACCAATTTAACGAAAACATTCAGAGAGGTATCCTTTATCTTCTAAAATCTGATAAGGATTTTTATCTTCAAATTGTTAACTTAGTTAAGTCGGACTACTTCGAATTTCCTGTACATGGAAAAATATTTTCGGTGGTGAGAGATTATTATGAAAAATATAAAAATCTTCCTACTGATGATTTTATAGAACAAGAAGTAAGGAAGACTAAGTCTGAGCGAGAATCCATCCACGATTATATGGATGAGATTCAATACATTAACAAGCTCGATACTTCTGCGCTGGAAGGCCAAGATTATTTTCTTGATTTGATTGAAGACTTCGCTAAACGTGAAGCCATGAAAGAGGCCATTAAGCAGTCTCTAATTCTTATTAAAGAAGATAGGATGGAAGAGACGGAACAACTTGTACGTAAAGCCCTAACTGTTAGCAGGACTGTTAATGTGGGCCAGCAGTACTTTGCCGATCTCAATTCTAGGTGGGACAGAACTTATAATTCTGAAGCTCAAGATAAGTATAAAGTTATCCTCCCTTCTTTAAATAAATCTTTAGAGGGTGGACTAGGAGAGAAGGAATTAGCTATGGTGATCGCTCCCCCTGGAGTAGGCAAGTCTCTGTGGTTGGTGAACCAAGCTGTGCAGTCTATGGTTGAGGGACGTAAGGTTTTGTACGTTTCGCTGGAGATGTCGGAGGACAAGATAGCGCAGAGGTTTGATTCCGTCATGACCCTGATCCCCCAGGCGCAGCTAAAAGATCCTGCCGCCCAGCTTAAAGTGGACGAGAGGCTAAGTATTTTCCGAACTAACTTTCCTGATAGTAAGCTAGTTATTAAGGAGTTTCCTTGTGGGACTGCTACGGTAAATACTTTGAGAGCCCTTCTGGTACAATTAAGGAATTATGAGGAGTTTGTTCCTGATGTGATTATCATCGACTATTTAGAGCTTCTTAGGGCGACTAGGGAGGGGCAGCACGAATATCAGGCTCAACAGAGAATTGCGGAGGAATTGCGTGGATTAGCGATGGAGATGGAAGTTTTGGTATGGACCGCGACACAAACTAATCGTCAAGGACGAGCAGTAAAGATTATTACGGATGCAGAGTTAGGGGATTCGTATGGAAAGATTAGAACATGTGATTTTGCTGTCTCTCTTAATCAAAATGAAGAAGAGTTTGATAACGGGACGATGCGAGCGTATGTGGTGAAATCTAGAAATGGCAGACCCCGATTTACAGTTCCTATGAAAATAGATTACAACATTTTAAGAATGGAAGAAGGAGAATCACTTGACGAAGAAGATTAAACTACTTGAAAATCTTCCTGAGGCTTTGAACGTAGGTTGGACTTCCTTTAAGTTTGTAGTTAAAGCTAACCTCCTTAAAGGTCCCCAGAAATGCTATGGAATCACTGATTTCAATTTAAATACTATAACTATTGAAAAGACCTTGTCCAACGAGGTAGCTCAGGCTACTATTATACATGAGGTGTGTCATGCTTTCATGGAAACTTTTGGTTTGGGAGGAGATCATGAAAGTGAAGAAGATAAGCTCTCCACATCCAATGAATATCTCACAGAAGCAGCGTGTAGATGTTTTTTGATGTTTAAGAATTTAAATCCTGAACTATGGAAATTACTATTTGAGGAGTATTATGAATAAAGCACAAAATTTACTAGAAGCTTTGGAAGATCTTACTTGGTCAAACTACGTGGATATTGCAGATGCCATCACTAAGTTTGATAAGCACGAAATTGATAACGAGTTAGCACGGCAGGCTTCGATATATTCGTACTATCAAGGGTTATTGTCGATTTCCAAAAAAACCCTAGATGACGCAAATTTGAAGCTAACCAAGTTTATAGCAGAAACGGGAAAAGAGAAGAAACAGCGTTCTTACCCGAAGAAGCTTACGGCTAAGGATATAGACAATTTTGTTGAGTCCACTCCTGAGTTTTTAGAATATAGCAAAGAGGTCAATGAGGCTTCTTTCAAATATACTCTATTAAAGGGTTTAGTAGGAGCGTTGGAACAGAAGAAGGATATGCTTGTCCAGTTATCATCCAATCGTCGCGCCGAGACAAATTTATATAGATAATCTAAAAATTTCGTTAATAACGACTATAATATAGAAACTGGCCCCAACTAACCATAGGAGGTTTAACATGGCTATTGACTTGAATGCTTTGCGAGCAAAACACGCAGAACTGAGTAATCAGGGTGGTTCTACTTCTGATTTTTTGAAAAATTTCCTTCAGATTCAAGAAGGAACCAATCTTCTTCGCATTCTTCCGAACAAGGATGATGAGAAGCTTTTTTATGGTGAGACCAAGATTCATAGGGTTCCCTATAATGACGCAGTGAGGAATATCCATTGTAGGAAGGTACATGGTGAATCTTGTCCTTTGTGTGACCTTTATTATGGTCTGTGGAAGACTGGCAGGCAGGAAGATGAAGATCTTGCTCGTCAGATTAAGCCCCGTGCGCGTTACTATATGAATGTGGTGGATCGTGAAAGTAATGAGGTTAAGATCCTTTCGGTAGGTGTAATCCTCTTTAAGAAGATCATCGCTGCAATGTTGGATGAAGATTTTGGTGATATCACTGACCTGGAAACAGGCCATGATTTTAAGATCATCAAGGTTATGGAAGGCCAGTGGCCTAAGTATGACCAATCTAGCCCTCGTCCTAAGTCTTCTGAGGCTGGGAGTAAGGCAGAAGTAGCGGCATGGATGGATTCCCTCCATGATATTCATGCCCTTGTTAAATTGGAGGACTATGAGGATGTAAAGAAGACTATGCAAGACCTTCTTCCTTCTCATGAGGGTAGTAGTGAGAATCCTACTGAAGCCGAGGATGTTGAGGATGATGACTACCTTAATAAGATGCAAAGTAGCTAATTATGAGAAAGTTTAAAAATATTATATGTGGTCTATTACTTGGGGCATTAGTAGCCCTGCCCTTTACTTCTTGTGGGGCTTTAGACTGGGTTAATGAACAAGATATGGTCTTGACTACACTTGATCAGGTCAAAGATGCTAACAAGGATGATGTGGTTATTCTACCCACTGATAGGATTCCTGAGAAGTATAGGGAAACATGGAAGGATGAAGTAGTGGTTATGGCTCCTGAAGATTCATTGAAGCCGAACTCTGCTTTTATTCCTGTTTCTACCGATAAGAGTGATTGGGGTTCTGGTACAATTATTACCGCTGCTCAGTCTATTCTTAAGGCAGGAACAACTTTTTTCCCGTGG